AAGCAGCAGTTAACTGGGACATTGATACTATTCCAACAGACACTGTTTTAACTAGCAGTTTGGGTGCAAGGTCAAAAATCGATTATATTATAGATCCACAAAAATCTAATCCTCAAGATTTTGATCTGAGTGCCAATCCAAGAATATTAATTTTAGAATCAATTGGCGACTCTCGAAACACAGACGGAGCAGACGCTTGGAAGAATCAAGACGGCTCAGACTTTACGGCTAGTGCTAACGACATTATAGAGTGGACAGGCACAGAGTGGCAGGTTGTGTTCGATTCTACTGACTCGGATTCCACAGTGACGCCAGTGTATACTACTAACCTTAACACAGGCGTTCAATATAAGTTTGAAAATTCTGAATGGCGTCTTTCATTCGAAGGCGAATATCCGAACGGAACCTGGCGCATAGAATTCTAATATAATTACTAGTATGGACACTGTAATTTGTTCCGGAGCTCTCTTTTTTGCTCTTGACACACAAAGATTTTTATTTTTACATCGCGCTAGAGGTAAAAGATCTAACGTGTGGGGATTAGTAGGCGGCACAACGGAAAATGACGAAACTCCCTGGGAAGGATTAAAAAGAGAAATTCACGAAGAAATAGGTAATCAGAATATCAAGAAATCAATGCCCCTAGAAACTTTTGTGTCAAATGACAGAATTTTTAACTTTCATACCTATCTCTGCATAATTGATAACGAATTTAGTCCTTTATTAAACGACGAACACAACGGCTACGCATGGGTATCTTACGGAAAGTGGCCAAGACCTTTGCACTATGGTCTACATAATACACTAAACAAAAAACAGAACAAAACAAAGATACAAACACTGTTTGAAATCACGGAGTTATTAAACGTCAATGAGTGAATCAGTTACTAATACCAATTTCGGGTATCAGCTTGTATGGGCCGATACAGAGAATTACAATTGTAAAATTTTAATTTTCAATTTACCTGGTGCTATGACTCCTATGCATTTTCATAAAGATACTACAAAATCTTGGTTTGTAAACGCAGGAAGATTTAGAATCCGATGGATAGATACCGCAGATGGCAATCTATACGAAAAGGACATTACAGAAGGCAATGTGTTTCATGTTCCTGCTCTTATGCCGGTCAGTATGGAATCTCTGTCTGCGGATGCAACACTATCTCAGGTAAGCAATCAGGATCCGGATCTTGATTATTTTCACATTAATCCTGCTGAAGGGAACATTGATGCTTCCTAAGATGACCGATATCCCCAAGGTAAAGAGAGATCTCAAACAGTATCAAGAAGCAATCTCTGCTATACCAAACAATCATGTGCGGCAAATGGCGCAAAAACTTCTAGACGATCTTGTTTACGAATTCAAAATGATAGACAATGGTCATGCAAGTGAATATGATGGTAATATACAACCTAAAGATCTTAGAGACAACGTTGTTAAATCTGTCGAACTGAGACGTGAATTAGAAAAATACGTTAAGATTAGATAACAGACAGACGTTTTAATTCGATACCGCCTACCATAGACGCATGGCTTAAACACTGATATCTATAGGTTCCGAATATTGTTTCTAGTATCCTCCAATACAGTGTTCCAGAATCCTTTCCCTGCGCATTAGAGCCGGTAGAAACATTACCACTTGCATCTACATGAACAAGACCATCTGTGAGATTATTTCCTTCTGAATCTTGAATAGCAAAGGGATGCCCTCCAATTTCATCTAGATCAAATGCAACTGTAGAGCCAGACAGCGCATATATTGTTGGATTCGCGCCGGAGTAGTGCGGAGCGAATGTATAAGAGCCAGTACCTACGTTATTCACTCTAAACATCAAAAGAGCCGGCTCGTATATTTTGTCTACTGTAAGTCCTGCAGCATTTGTTTCTGTAAGACTAGCAAATGATGTTGCAGAACTCTGTTGATCAATTGTAAGAGTATCTCCGCTAACACTTGTTGTAATTCCGGTGCCGCCTGCTATTGTAAGAGTATCTGTTATAGAATCTGCAGTGGTTGTACCTGAGTCTCCCACAATAGTAGCAAATACATTTTGGTCTGGATCGCCGCCTGTACCTTGTACTGTAACAGTGGTAAAGGAAAAATTACCTAATCCATCTGTAGTCAAAACCTGTCCGTCTGAGCCATCTGAAATGTTTAAGTCTAATAGTGATTGAGGTATAGAAGGCTTATTTATAAGATCGTTGTAATCTTCTGAAAATGCCTCAGACTCGCTTACTGCATCGGTAATTCCGTATCCCGACAGAGTAGTGGGGGTTGAAGTTAAATCACTAAATGTAACTGATGTAAGGGCTCCAATTCCCTCTGCCGTAGGCGGAGTAAATCTAAAAATACCTACCGTGTCGTCATAGGTTATAGCGCCGTTGCCTGCTGGCGATAATTCATTTCCCACACTTATGTCTGATAATAATAAAACATCCGGAGTGTTTGTAAAATTATTATAATCAAGATAATAAGAACTGTCGAATCCGTCAAGTGTATCAGCATCAAGCCCAGCTCCGCCTTCAGCTATATCAGTACCTGGTGCCCACTTTGCACCGTCCCACTTGAGAACTTCGCCTGTTTGAGGAGCACTGGTTGTTGTATCAACATCAGAAAGAAAGTCAATCGAAAAACTATTCAAATTTACAGTAATTTGATTGCTGTCTGTAACAGATTCAGTAGATATGTTTTCTCCGCCTAAAACACTTAGTGTGGTAGTGTTAGCTGCATCATACGAGCCGTCATCTGTTTCAACTAGATCAAATGTAGTCGTGCCTCCGGAACTTCCAGTTTGATCTACAAATGTAAAATTGCCGGCACCGTCTGTGGTTAGGACCTGTCCAGATGTGCCGTCGTCAATATTAAAATCTAAAATAGATTGAGGAGTACCTTCTAGGTCAGAATAGGCATTTGAATAAGCCGCTGCGCCGAGCGGGTTATTATACCCTGCAGATTCAACATCGGAATGGACAGTGTCTGTAAGCAGTTTTCTCCAGGCGCCTGCGTGAGCATAATATAGAGCACCTGTCTCATGCACATGCATTGTCATGCCATGATAAACACCTGCGTCATAGTTGGCAAGATCTGATTCTAGTTGTATGGCATTAGCGTATTTAATTATGTTGTTGCCAAAATCCCAAGTACCTTCGACCCATTGTAATTCGTCTGCAGTGTCTGCTTCGTATGGTATCGATGAGGCTTCTGCAAGATTTGCAACTGGAACCCACTCGGCTGCGTGAGCAAAATACAGCCTACCTTCGGAGTGTACATGAGCAATCATGCCATGATAGGTAACAGGATCTACTTCACTTTCAAGATCGGTAAGTGTGTCCCAGTGAAAGCGTATACGATTTTTTTGGCTTTGAATGTCTATCTGCGCTGCTGGCAGTATGTTACCAAAATCTGATCTTGCAATTTCGAAGCCGCCTATATCTTTGCCTGAATAAACCCTAAGACTATTTGTTTCGCTATTAAAGAATACTTCGCCACTGTTTCCGCTATTCCGTGACAGGAAATCAGCAGGACGAGGAATAATTCTTATTCTATCTACAATAGGGGCAAAATTTGACATATCATTTCCTTTTCATTATTTATTTAATAAGATAACTACAATTATATAAGCAGTTTTTTAATGCGGAATTATAAAAGTTTAATTTTACCAACGTGCGATAATTCCTATCAAATAGCATTGTGAGTGAAGAAATTTATCCTATGAATCTACAAATTATCGATGACTGCATACCTGAATTTTATCAAGATTACTTCGAAGCACTATGTCTAGGAAAAACCAAAGGGTGTGAAATAGAAAATGGGTTGCCTTGGATGGCAAAATATGAAGGTACTGCTCGTAGAGACGGTGTAACTCCACTAAGTTTTAAACATATACTAAAAAGTGATGCAGAATTCTCATCTCATTTTGTTAATTTTAGTACTATACCTGTAAGTGTAGTCAATCAATTGGGATATGCGCTAAACCAAATTATGTATGCAAGATCTTTTTTGACAACTCCGTATGACACAGATTTACAAAATCACGCTCCGCATGTTGATTTAAATTTTCATCACACAAGTTTAATATATTATGTAAATGATGCAGACGGCGATACTGTATTTTATAGCAATAATTATAAAAATATAATTAATAGCATCACACCAAAGAAAGGAAGATGTGTAATATTTGATGGCCTTATACCACACGGTGCAGGAATTCCTAAATTGGGTCCAAGATGTATTGTTAATTTTAATTTAATAATAGGGGATAATAATTAATGGATAAAGTTAGATGTAGTCATATATTGTTAAGTCACGAAGATGCAATCGAGTCAACTCACTCTCGAGAACTTTATTTTGCTATTTTTGATGCTAAACAAATTATTGCAGAATTATCTCGCGGAGGGATTTCTTGGGCAACTGCTGTCAAGGAACATAGTGCATGTCCACATAGCTGGTACAAAGATGGTGATTTAGGATGGTTTGACCTTAATGACGGAGTTGTACCGGAACTATATCTTTCGGTAAAATCGGCACCAAAAGATCAATTGTTAGAAGAACCGATACAAACTCCGTATGGCATCCATATATTAGTCAGAACTGGTTAATCTAATTCATTATCAATAGTAAAAGAAGTTAGCTTCCCGACTAAACTATCATTATCCCTATTTCTATAACTTTTTACTCCGTTGGGGGTAGTAGGATCATCGGCTAATTTTTCTTTTTCAGTGAGTTCTTCTTCTGTTTGTCCTGCTTCAAGTTGTATATCTAAAATCTCACATCCTTTATTTGGATGATTTTCTTGTATCCACTTTTCGGCATTTTCTCTAATTACAAATTTTCTAATTTCTTCGTAACCATCACCGTCTGGGTCCCATGTGTGCCAAACTTTAACATGTGAATGTACCGGATGAGGTTTTTTAATTGCAAATGGCATTGTTATCTCCTATAGTTCTTCTGCAAAAGCTTGCAACGAATCAAATACGTATGCTGAGCGCTTAATGTTCTTGTATGTATATTTATTCAAATCTTCTTCAGTCTTTAATCCGTAACCTGTTCTAACAAGCACAGGCCTCGCCCCTATTTTTACTGCTGCTTTTAAGTCTGACATTTGATCGCCTACATAAAAACCATTTTTCCAATTTAGATCAGAAATATTTTTCTGACTTAATTTAAACATACCGGTATTTGGCTTAGCGTAGGTGTCTCGTTTATCGCTACTTTCGCTGTAATATATTCCGTCTATGTCAGGACAACCTGCTTTGCCTAGTAAATTTAACATCTGATCGTGAACAGCATCTACGTCCTCTGTTGTCATGAAACTCTTTTGTATGCCGCCTTGATTTGAAATAATAACTACTCCATAACCTTTTTTTCTAATTGTAGCTATTGCTTCTAAGCTACCAGAGATTGGTTGAAAGTCTTGAGGATGCGTAACATAACCTAAGTCTTTATTTATAGTGCCGTCTCTATCTATACCTACGAAGATTTTTTTACTCGTCATATGTATACCATCCGGTGATAATATATTTGTAGCCTGTGTAAATCGGATTACCTCTATGCGGAAATAAAAAGCTAGTAGGAAATAATACTAGTTTACCTTGTTCGGGTTTAAGTTTAACACCTTGGTATAAGAATTCTGTTTCACCACCTTCGTCTATGTCGTTGAGATATAGCATGTAATTTACTATACGTGTAGAACTACTTTTATCAGATGCTTCGGCATGCCAGGCATGAAATCCTTCATGTGGGCCTGTTCTTTGTAAACTCATTCCTTTTGGACTATGTTGTGCTCCGTGCTTTAGCATAGAATATTTTTCAATATAATCTTCTATATAAATCTGATTAATTGTTTGGTAGAAATGATCGCACAGATTATAGTCATAATGATAAACCTTTTGGGTGTGTGCCCAGTCAAAGACAATTCTGTTATCTGTAACAAACCCATGTCCTCGATTGTTAGGTTTGACAATATCTCGTCGAGCCATTACTTCGAAATGTTTAATAATTTCTTCGCAATATTGCGGTTCAAATGCGTTAGGATATTCTTCTATTCCCGAGTAAAGTTCGCTCATTTTCTCTCCTTTAAATAAGTTATGTAGTCTCTTGCAATAAGGTCGTGTACGTAATAGTTATAATGTTCGGGGTCGACTTTTTCTTGATCAAGAGAATTATCTGAATGTTTTTGCAAATACGTTAGTGCGTCTTGTTGTGCAAATGTTGTTTGTGTTAAATCTGTATAGTATCCGTCGACATTGTCTGGAATAAAACACCTATCATTAACATTCCAAACATGTAACGGAATATTTCTTTCTCTGCAGAGCATATCCATGAACGTTATATCTTTCATGTAATCCTGCTGTTCTAGATGTGTTTGATTGTAATGCCACATCTTAACATACAAATATGCACTGCGTCTAATGTCAGGTTGCCGAGTGATAGTAGTATCTTGCATATACTGAAAATCGTCCCAGTCTGACGGTTCTACTTTTAAATATTGTTCTAGATATTTTTTCTTTTGTACTAATCCTAATTGGTATCTTTTTATTAGATTGTTACTCAAATCTTGTTCTATAAAAAAGTCTAGCGGATAAATTTTCTGTTCATCTAAATCTGGATTAATTGCTATAGGAAATCTGCCCCAATAAGTTGACTGTACAAAAACTTCGTCAATATCATCGTAGTGCCTTAATGCATGTGCTAAAAAATTAGGATACGCTCTATTACCGCACCCTGCACTTGCCATAACTATTATTTCTTTATCGTTTATTTGAGAATAAATTTCTGCATAATTATTTTCCTGCCAGACTTGTGCAGGAGTATCTAAACTATAATGTTTGTAGCCCATACTATGACTACACCCGATAAAGAGAGTTTTACTCATGCCATGTTACCTCAAAATCAAATACCATTACACGTCTCTCGTCTAATGTAGGATATGCTCCGTGCCAGATTCGAGAATCCATAACTAGCAATTTTCCTTGTTGCGGTTGCCACCATTCTACATACGTTTCCCCTAATTCGTCTTGCAATATTGCGTAGAATGCTCCTTCATCATTTGGTTGATCTTCAATATTATCGAAATATAAAACTGCTGTGCATCCTGTTTTACCTTTAGCGTGGTTATGTAATCCTTTCCAGCCGCCTGGGTAATATCTAATACTCCAAGTCTGTATATGTGTATGCAGTTCGCATGGAATTTCACCTTTCTTTAATAGATTATTTGTTGTTTCTATGATAAAGTTAGCTATGTCTTTGGTTTCTTCAGTTGTATGCGGAATCTGGTATCCGTTAACTGTTGTGCTTATTCCTGGCGTCACTATATTAGGATGATCAGCATTTAATAATACCTCATACTCTTGCCACATAGGAGCATATGTTTCAACTATCCACCTATTATTCGCTATGTATATAGTATCATTCATTGTCTTGTACCGGCGTTATTACAAAATTTGCTGCAATACTCGCTCTTAGATTTTCTGACTTGCTAGGTAAAACATAATGTGAAATCCAGCTAGGAAACAATATCAGTGTTCCTCTTTCCATTGGAGGAATAATATGCTGATAATTATATGCGTTAAATATTCGATCTAAACCAGAGCTTCTAATCATTTGAAAATTAGGACATTCAAAGACTAGTTGGCCGCCGGCGTCTTCGTCGTCGGGGTATTCTAACAAGTATATTAAACTAATACCCCTTCCTGGAAATGCATGATCGTGGGGTTCTTGATAATCACTTTTGTTGTATACGTTTAACCAATGCTCGTCACATATAATTTTATAAGACATCTGCGGATCTAAAGATTCTAAAAAACTATTCAAGTGCGGCTCGATCGAATTGAAAAAAGAACTCCACGGAAGAGAATCATTTTGTTTTCCACTTCTAATTGTAGTTTTAGCCTGCGCCATCGTCCAATCACCGTTTGAAAACAACGCTGAATCGTTAAAAAACGGAGACCATTCATCTAAAATTTCTCTTGAATTTTCAAGTTTAGCCGAGTAAAAATATGTCGCCCATAAGCTCATTTATATTGTTCCTTTGATAGTCGATTCGGCATTAAAAAAGAATACCTGTGTTAGTCTTCCAGTTTCTGGACTATTGCCAAATCCGGGAATCATACTGGAATGATCTATATTTCCTTTATATAAAACTAGTCTATTATAAACGTTACCGATTGCTGTGACTAGCTCGTCATTTTCATTGTACAACGCCGTGCCTGCTTCTACTGGAGCATCAGGTGTAAGATAAAGAACACCTGCCCAATCACAGCCATCTCGATGAATCCAAGTTTTGGCTCCTTCGTACACTAGCTGAAAACAAAAGCTATCGTATAGAAACTCACTTACTGATACATTTAAAATCCTAGCAACTTGCTTTTGAAAGAATTGTTGATAGTCTCTGTCGGCAGCGTCGCTACGCATTCCAGGGTATTTTCCTTCCTGGCTGTTGAAAGGTAATTTTACAACCTGCTCTCTTACTAAGTTAGGATTCGGTAAAAAGTTGTCAATAATTACAGTAGATACTTCCATTACATAAAATCCATATAAATATTTCCAGAAATAGTAGTTCCTCTATTTCCAGGTCTTACAAAGTGTTCGATAAAACTAGGAAATATAATAATATCTCCCTTATTACATTGAGGTCTGAAGTCTAAAGGAAATTCTTCCACATTTGAACCAAACTGATTTTGCACGTCTTTTAAAATAGGACTCATAAAAACTGTCTTTGATGATTCAACAGTTTCATAAATTATAAAACTCCAGCTGGATCTAGGGTGAATATGAATATCCTGCCAGTCATTTTCTTCGTACTTATTTCTCCATATTTCGCCAAATCTAGGATTGCCTCCGATTAGTTCAGTGCCTAAATTCTTAGACATAACTTCAATAAGATATTCGTATGTGCTGTCAGATATATCATGATTTTGCCCTAACGTTGAATTAGTTTCACTTAACCACAAACGTTCAAACGGTGCATCACTGATCTGTATTTTTTCTAAGTCTATAGTATCAATAAAAATTGGAACGTGAAACATATTATATTTCATATTATACAAAACTCCTTTGAGGTAAGGAATTAGCTCTCATAGTTTTATAAACTAAAGTTGCACGTAATCCTTTATAATTTTTGTTAGGCGGAAAACCGTGATGGGGGATATTACCTTTGAACAAAAATACTCGGCCAGGTTTGGGATAAACTTTTTTCCACTCTCCGTCGAGCTTAATTACGGTTTCTCCGCCCCATTCTTCTTTCCACTCTCTATTTACATAATAAATCCAGCTAATACCGTTATCACATTGACAATCAGTGTGTTCAATAGTATTATGAATCCATTGTTGACCATTAACTAATATTTCTCCAACTTCAAGTTCAAACGGAATCATTGTAGCAATAGCAGCATATATCATACTCCAAGCACTGTCGTTCGCATTTCCACTATGCGGAGGATAAATTTGTTGTTTGAAAGCAGGAACCTCTGGCCATGATAGGTCTGCACCTATGTCATGCGTCGGGTCGTCAGGATAATTACTAGTGTGTCCGTAGAACCAATTGTATCCACTAAAAACTGTGCTATGCACATGTTCAATCATCCACTGCGGGAAAAGATCGTCTATTACTATCATCTGATCTACAGTTAGGTCGAAGCCTCTTAGATCGGCTGCCGGTTTTCCATTAATTAACATTTAAATCTCCATCTTTAATAACTTTTTATGTTCTGGTAAGTAGAGATATTCGATCTCACTGTTTGCTAAAGTCCGCAATGCATCATCAAGTGTCTCTACTAAAGGTTCTCCACCTAGATTAAAACTTGTGTTAAAAATGACAGGAACGCCAGTTTGTTTGTAAAACTCATTTATTACTGAATGATAATGTTTATTTTGTGATTCTTTAACTGTTTGAATTCTACAGGTTCCGTCTACATGAATAATGCTAGGAATTTTTTCTGCTACACCTTCTTGGCAATTTACAGCATACATCATATGCGGAGATTCTTCCATGCCTCGCATGTCAAACCATTCATGTGCGTGTTCTGCCAGAATAGATCCTGCAAACGGACGGAAATACTCCCTACGCTTAATACGATTCACCCAATCTTTACCATCTTCAAATGTAGGATCAAACATCAAGCTTCTATTACCTAAAGCACGTGGGCCTGCTTCTGATCTTCCTTGGAACATTGCCACAATGTTCTTACTGCGCATTAATCCGACTATACCTTTTTCATCGATATCTAAAATTTCTGCATTATACTTTTCGGCAGTAGATACAACTTCTTTGTAACTATATTCTTTCGGCAAGCCTAAATATAAATTTTCGCCAAAGGGCTTAGGTGTTTTATCTCTAGATATTTGTTGCCAAACAATATATGCTGCACCAATTGCTGTGCCTGCATCAGAACTAACCGGGTCTACATAAAGATTTATATCGAGCTTATTGAGCTCTTCTAGGTAGTAATAATTAGCTACACAATTTAGACCATATCCGCCAGAAAGTACAATATTCTTTTTTCCGGTCATTTCATATGCTTTTAGGATTAATTTTAGCGCTTGCCCTTGACTTTCTTGCTGTACAGAATATGCTATATCTCTCCTATTTTCTAGAAGAGTCACTTTATCATGCTGTTCTCTCGACTTATAGTACTCCGGCGAAGTTGTTAGGAATTCGTAAAAACCTTCATTAATAACAGCACCATTCGGATAAGTAGGAATAACTAAATGACGATTAGAAACTGTCCATTCGCCGCCAGCGTCTAGGTATAACGAAGGAATTTTATTGTTAGGTTTGCCATACGATGACAGCCCCATAGTTTTACCTGCTTCGATCGATGTAAATCCGCAATAGGTAGTCACCGCTTCGTAGGCCTTTACGATACCTGCAGTGTCATCGACTACACATTCGTGTGTTCCATACTCATCATACCTATCGCTAGGCATTTCTTTAGTATATGACGATTTAAACGGTCCGTTGCCGCCAATGTGCTTCCATAGTGTTTTTATATCAAAAGGATATTCACAATCAAAAATTGTTTCTAGTTCATACAACATATCCTCCCCGGTTCGTTCAAATTCGGCAGGAATAAAGGTTCCTGCACCGTCGATAACCACTGCTGCTGCTGACTCGAATCCCGAACGGAAAAATGCAGAAGATGCATGTAACTTATGATGTATGTGTGCTAGGTCGATTACCTGAGGATGGTTGTAGATATCAACCTTTGGATCGTTGTCAATAAGACCCAATTTACGTGCAAGTCCTGTATAAACATCATCATCTGTAAAGTCAATCTTCGCTGCTGTTTCTTTTAATGGCATCGTGTGTGCAATAACTAAGTAATCTAACTTATCTGTGTAATCTAAAATTTTAATCATCGATGCTAGAGGACCGCCGTCGTACTTGTGTCTGCTCAGTCTTTCTTCTTCAATAAAAAATACAATTTCTCCGTCCTTCAAAAGACACACTCCTCCGTTGTGTCCCCTTGTTATAGCTGCAATCCATTTGGTCATGTTATTTTTCTCCAAAGCGTTTTATGATAGTATTTCCTGGAATAAGGTTACCTTTAGGTGACTGTGTTGATGATTGATTAGGCAATGAATGTAATTCTTTTTTGTTTGCTGTGCCAAGGCGTGTACGTACACTTTTTAAAATCATGTCGATTTGATTTTGATCAAGTTCCATTACTTCGTCGTTAATTCTGTCTTGTTCTTCTTCCATAGTAATTCTTATAGGAGAATAAACTCTTGATCCATCACCTACATCAATAATATCAAATTTATCATCATCAGGATAAGAAATATTTACAGGATAAGTTGACCCGGTAACAATTGTAGCTGTTTTTCCTAATGCTTTAACAATATGCTGACCTAAACTATCGCATCCTAAAAAATGATCTGCAATATCAATAATTCCTGACCAAATTCTCATGTCTGGAATTTCGGGCTGTGCTACAGGATGTTTAGGGTTAGGATTATCGTCAACAACTACAGGATGCTCACTCATTATAATAATGCCATACTCTGTTTTAAGTTTGTTAATTATATCAATAATATTGTTTAATTGAAAACTTCTAGATGTTGCATCTATTAAAAAATCGCCCATATTTTCGACAGTTCTACCAAACGGCTGTACAACTAGAACTTTATCAAAACCAGTAACTGATTTAACTTCTTCTACAACATTTGCTGCGCTAACGACTTCCTGCTTGTTTAGTACTATTGTTGGCTTATCTAGATTGCGAATTCCCTTTTTGTTAATTTCTATATCAAATGCTTGTGACAAACTACATTTTTGATTATAGTATTCCCAAACACGATACGGCTCCGGACTTACACAATTTCTGTCTTTGATTTTTTCTTCGAATAATCCTTTGTGCCAGTTATCGTAAACTCTTGTTGAGAGTGTTGGATGTCCTTTAAAAAAATCTGTGCCGCCTTCGCACACAATAATAAAATCATCGTCTGGATTTTCTTTTTGAAATAATTCGAAAGCGGGAATAGAAGCAATTACTCTTCCTGCACCGCCGTTAATAAAAAATGTTGTTGATCTCGACAAAATATTACTCCTATATAATGTATAATATAGCACCGTATAACTTTTTACAACATATTTATTGAGGCAGAAATAATAAATGCGCCTATTTGGCGCATTTATCGAACAGATATTAATTTTGTTTTCTTACATTACGATTGCGTCGGGATCGTCTGGGCCTTCTTCGCTTGCAGGATCGATTGGCTCCATGTTGTATGCAATCCAGGCCGGAACATCGTTAGATTCCATGATGTTAGGCCAATCTCTCAAACGCTGTCTATAATCTAACCACTTGTTTCTTAGATCTTGTGGCATATCGTCAGTCATTTCGCTATCACTGTTTTTTAACAGTTGTTTTCTTTTTGCTCTAACATCATCCCATGTGGGCAATCTGTCGCCTGCTCCCATAACTGCCCAGGGGATAGATCTTGCCTGTACTGTAATGTTGTCTTTGCTATCAATGTGTATAGTTTCAGGATCGTATATATCTAGTGGGGTTAAAGGAACTTGATAAGTGAAGTTGTTGTATCCTGGGATATCTATACTACCTGGAGGATACACAGCATCAGTGTACTCTTCGTCAGCTTCGTCAATGATTGGTCCTCTAAGTTCACATATCAACGGATTGGAGATACAATCTACTTCAACATATCTACAACCTTTGGGTAGAGGTCTACCGTCTGCTTTTTCAAGTTCAGTTATAGGTCCTAGATGCTCTTTACCTGTATCGTTTTCAACAATTAAAAACAATTTATCCGGACCATCATAGATACAGGTTCTTGTTTTACCGTCAGTAAAACTGTGATCAATCATATATTCATTGGGCAAATTACATGTCCATTCAAATTCAACCATTGCCATATTGTAATGTCTCCTTGTGTATATTTATACTTAAAAAAATGTTAATTTAACTACTCCGCCGCCGCCGGTGCCGCCTTGACCGCAACAACGACCGCAGTAATTAGAGTTTGCGCTTTGTCCGCCGGCGCCATAAGGCACAATCCAACAACCACAACGTATCCAACAGTAATTAGAATTCTGCTCGTAGTAATTGTCACTTAAATTCGGTGAACCTGTTGAATGTCCAATATGCTTCCAGCAATGACAAGCACCGCCTGGATACAGGTATGATGATTGGCCTTGAAAGTTGCCGCCGTGTGTGTAACTGGCCCAATCGCCACTTGCACTGGTTCCTACACAGCCCGGTCGAACACAGTAAGGCATAGTTGAATAGCACTGATCAGTCCACGATCCGTTTGTACAACCTCGCTGACCTCCACATGCACATAGACCGCTTAGGTTAAATCCGTTTACATATGAAGTACAGCCGTTACAGCCGTTGCATGCACGAGATAAGCATCTGTAAACACCTGCTGCACATACCGTATATTGACAGCCGGGATTGGTAGTTATGCTCTTTGATGTATATGCGCCACCACCGGGCGGTCCTGTGTGTTGACACCTTCTACAACTGCAAGCGCCGGCGCCGTTTCCGCCAGCACCCCAAAGTTCCCAGTTCAATCGCCTAGTGTTATCGGGCACTGTCCAAAGACAGCAGCAGCCCGGTGAACATCTACAACTAATTCCATAAAACCATTTGACGCAAAAATTTTCTCTTACTCCGTCGGCAAGATTGTCATAATCAAGTAGATCGTCTGTTAATTGATCTGCAGTAATTTTTCTGTAACTTGAATACGATGCCATTTTGGCTCCTTAGATATATAATACTTTTACTAGGCCGCCGCCGCCTGTGCCGCCTTGTCCACAACAATCGCTATTGCAATATGTGTTCATTGCACTTTGACCGCCTGTTCCGTATGGTACACTCCAGCATCCGCACTTTATATAGCATTGTCTCAAGCCCTGTGTTGAACCGCCGCCGATTCTCATTGCCTGTCCTTGGTGTATTTCCTGTGGGTGACAATGACAGTATCCACTTGCTGTAGAAAATGCCTGCGTGTGTCCGCCTATAGCAAAATCACTGCCAGATTGTCCTGGAGAATAACAATAATAATTTGTAGCGAAACATCCTGTCGACCAAGAAGTATTTGCTTCGGCACGGTGTCCGCCGCACGCACAATAACCTGATAAATTAAATCCGTTTACATACGAACTACAGCCATAACAACCTGTACACGCACGAGATAAGCATCTGTAAACACCTGCTGCACATACAGTATATTGACAGCCGGGATTGGTTGCTATTGTTTTGGAAGTGTAACCTCCGCCTCCTGCAGCTCTGAAGTGATGACACCTTCTACAAGTGCAAGAGCCGGCGCCGTTTCCGCCAGCACCCCAAAGTTCCCATGTAAGCCTTTTTACCTGCGGTGGTACTTCCCATCGGCAACAGCACCCGGATGAACATCTACACGGTACGCCAAAAAACCACTTAACACCAAAATTATTTAAAGTGTTCTGATCAATCATATTATCGTCGATAACACTATCTGGTATCTGTGATCCGCTAACTTTTTTGTAACTTGAGTAATTTGCCATTCTCTAATCCTGTTATGCAAATGTAATTTTGACTACACCGGGGCCGCCCGTGCCACCTTGACTACAACAGTCACTACCACAATAACTGCTCATCGCTCCTTGACCGCCGTGTCCTGGAGGTGCGATCCAACAACCGCACCTCGAGTAACACACGGCAAGCGCCATAGCAACGTTGCCTCCTAAGAAAGGTGCTCCTGTGGGTCTAACATACTGATGGTGACAATGGCAGTTAAAAATACCACTAAAGTGGCCGCTGTGGCTATTCATTCCAAAGTCGCCGTTGTTATCATTCGGCTGTAAACAACAGGTCCAGCAACTATAACAATACTGAGTCCAGTCTGTATTGGCTCGTCCACAGCCGCCGCCCACAGCGCAAAAGTCTGATAAACCAAATCCGTTTACATATGAACTGCATCCGGTACACCCTATACACTCACGAGATAAGCATCTGTAAACACCTGCTGCACACATGGTATATTGACAACCTGGAGAAGTTGAAATCATCTTAGAATTATATGCTCCGCCGCCGGCACCTGCGTAGTGATGACACCTTCGACAACTGCAAGCGCCGGCGCCGTTTCCGCCAGCACCCCATAATTCAAAAAATACACGTCTAGTACATCCAGGAACAGTCCATTGGCAACAGCAACCTGCAGAGCAACGACAGGCGTTGCCTATTAGCCATTTTGTACACAAATTATGTCTAGTGTCGGCTGCAAGTTTATTTTCTGAAACTGTGCCGTCTATTACTTGTCCCTTTACTATTTTTTTATAACTCGAATATGATGACATTTATACTCTGCCTTATTAGATTGATAAGATTCGCCACCCGGCACTAGCATTATAATAAACTAGAGAAAATGCGGCGCCTTCTGTATTTACTACTAGGTCTTCTGAATCTCCCATTATGTTACTGCCGTTTCTACCTACGGTAAGAGCATTGGTATCAAACGTATTGTCGACATCAAAGAATCTTACTTCGTCACCTTTTGCAGGAGATCCTGGTAAATCGACTGTAACTGATCCGCTTGATGTGCTTACCCAATTTGTTTGAAACGGTAAAGTACTTCTGTTAGAACTTACATCTACATCTTGGAATCCCGAAACCTGCCATTTAGAACCAGTGTAAACTTCAAGTAAATCATAATCAGTGTTAAATCTTACAAAACCTGCACTGGCGCCGCCTGGTCTATTTGCGGTGTTGCCGCTTGGTATGGTAATGTGTGTGGAAGTAGTTCCAAATCCAGTCGAATCTTCTATTGTGCCTCCAGAAACAAGATCTCCTCCTGAATTTAAATCACCAGCGATGCCAATGCCACCGCTTATTACCAAAGAACCCGTCGAAGTGCTGTTGCTTGTAGTAGTGTTTGATATTTCAAAAGGTGCATCTGTGGTTACCTTACCTGTGCCGTCTGGATCTAATATGAGATTAGCATTAGGCACAATTCCCTGCACTATGTTGTCACGAGCAAACAAATTACCCAGTAATGGTCTTCCTGTTACACCTGTTGATATTTTACGCATTTTTTTATTCCTTAGGAAGTTTCTGTCTCTAAGCCGTAAACCACTGCTGTAACTGCTGTACTATTAGACCTTACAAAAACATTATATCCTGCCTGTAATACAACCCCTGTTCTTTCTAGTGTTCCGTTGCCGAGCAGCTCTGTATCGTATTCAATATAATCTGCGTCTGCAGGAGCAGCTTGGTCTGTAAGCGCTATGCGTACAGATCTTGTTTCCGCATTCCTGTTGGTAACACTTATGGTTACTACAGAAAAAGTAGCTTCAGGCACAGTATAAACTAGATCATCAGTGCCGGCTCCGAGTGCTTGTCTTCCTAAAACTCCGTTAATTGCCATTGTTTTTAATCTCCATTATCTCAAGTAGTAATTGAAAGCTAGCGGTTGTCCGAGGACTGCACCTTCAAATTTTACGTTTGCTCGTATATTTATCTGTTCGCCCGACACAGTAGTAATCTGATTAGTGTTAATAAACACATCGCCGGCCGTTACAGAGTTAACATTTAGACTGGCGCCGCCGCCGCCGATCTGTGCTTCAATGAATGCTTTAACTGCTCGCTGTGTAGGAACAACGTTATCAGAGTTCGCAGTAAAGAACGGATCTGTTGAGAACTCGCTGATTGCTGCGGAGTTTCCGCCTAGTGTAACCTCACCTAGTGATAGTTCCTGTAAGCCTGCAATGTTAAATGCTTCTGCATCAAGTGTGGCAACGCCAGTAGCCTGTTCTATTGAGAACAGATTACCTACTCTGAAGTTACCATCTTGGTCTGTGGCTGTAAAGAACACCCTGCCGCCGTCGAACTCATTGGTTTCTTTATTGGCGTCTGGAGCATTTACAGGTATTCCAGGATAATTAGTATCAACAAAGTTACCAGTACCAATATCAAGGAAATCATGACTGGATGCACGTACCTGACTGTATCTTATTCTTAGTGTCACTCCGTCGCCGTCCTGAGGAGCATCTGTTATGCTCATTTCAGGTGATAGCTGCAAGAATGCTGTAAATGAACCTGGATTTTCACCTATAAATGACACCGTATTAACCAGTTTGAATACCTGTCCAGGCAAACTATCAAACACAATGTTTGAACCATTTACTGGTCTTGCAGAAAGCTGTTTTACAGCAACAAAGCTGCCGTCCTGGAAGAAATCAGCAAAACCGTTTGAGTTTGTGTCGTTAATTTCTGCAGATGCAGTAGTAAAGGAAGATCCTCTAGCAACAAATGTTGGATTAGCAATTGAACCGTTACCTAGTCTAACTGCAAGCTCTACAGGCTCAATATTGTTAGGATCAAATATCGAAATTTCAGGGGCAGTATCATAGTTACTGCCAGGCTCTTTTAAACGTACTTGGAATAACTGTTCGTTTGCTACACCTGATCTACCTTGAGCTCTTGCACCTATTTCTGCAACAGAAACTGTGGTTGTAGGAGCGCTTGCACCAACAACCAAGAACTGATGATTGAGATTAGGATTACCATGAGCAACTGCGTTATAACCAGCAGCTTCTGCTCCTAGGGTAAATAGCTCCCAAAGAACGCCGTCTTCTGAATAAGCAATAGAATTGTCGTCTCTAGTTGCGACAAAGATGCCTTGTCCATATGATAGCTGACTATATACTCCTCCTGTCGGAAGACTGGTTTCGAACCATTCAATGCCATCTATTGAATACACAGCAACATTAGTATCATCGGCTATAGCAACAAATCTGCCATTGCCCCATTCTACATCTATCCATGCAGCAGTTGTACCGATTGTAGCAGTTGTCCATGTTAAACCGCCGTCTTCGGAATAATAGGCGTTCTCACTTCCTCCTTGCAGTGCCATAAACCTACCTTTACCATGAGTAAGAGCAGTAACGCCTGTAGCTGGTAATACACCTGACTGAATAGTCCAGCTAGCACCGCCATCTGTTGAAGTGCTAACGTCGGTTGCTGTAGAATTGGTAATCAAAAATTTGTTATCGCCCGGCGAAGGTTGTCCGAACGCAATTTTGATTGTGCCTGATCCTATTCCGCTGTCAGCTGATTCAAATGTTTCAGCGTCCGAAGAATAGTTTACAGTTCCGTCTGCAGCAGCAATTACCAATGCAGATGGCTTAAGTAAACTCGAACCGTCGTCTAAAAGACCGCTTGCTGAATCAACCCAACTGGCTGAAGTAGCTAGTGTAGTAGAAGAATAGTTTAAACCTTCTGTGCTCACCTGTGCTGTGCTGCCACTAGACGGAGTAATAACAAATACACCCTTCTGTGCTAAACCATCAAAATTAAAATCTATAACAGATCCGTTTGTTTTGTTGATAGTTGTAATTGTTACCGTAATATCATTGAGAGGACTTGTGCCTCCTAACAAATCACCTGATATCGTAACAGTATCTAATCTATTATACCCTTCGCCGGCGTTGTTAAGAGTCACATAGTATTTTGAACCCACTCTTGTTACGTCAAAGCTTGCTTGCTCTCCGTCTGAGTTTGTAGTAGTTGCAACAGCATTATATTGGGCTGCAGTTTCAAAATAGTCTGCAGTAGAATATGTACCTGAAGTAATAGACTCTACTGTTGCAGTCTTAGCAGGCGCAGTAAAGAATGCTCTCGGCTCTACTTGATAAGTAGAACTTGAGTTAGGAGAACTTATAGGCGTGCCTGGCACAATGTGTTCCCAGCCAAGCTCCATTTCAATTGCAGTGCCTGTTCCTGATCCTGCACCTGTCGCAGTGAATATAGTTCCCGGTCTAGGATTAATAAGAGTTTCGTCACTGATACTATCCCAATCTGTATCTCCTGCATCTTCAATTCTGTAGATTGTTGAGGTAGTAAAACTTCCTGCTGCAGTTGGAGTATAAGTAGTTGGTCTTACAACCTCTGCTTCTTTTGAACCCGAATCATAGGTATATACAGTGCCGTATAGTCCGGTAGCAGCACCTGCAGTTACATATACTGACATTCCTGGATAGGCAGAACTTAGATTTCCGTCAGTAGCAGCAAGGAATATACTAGTAAGACTTCCTGTTTGAGCTGTGTTAGAAATAAGCGTGAATCCACTTCCGCCTGCAGTATCAGGCTCAGTCTCTACTATTCTTACCTGTTTGACTGCTCCGTCTCTAAACTCGTCTGCAAGTAACTCTTCACTGTCACCGGAACCAAATATGTCAATTGCAGCTTCTGTGTATCTATCACCAGCATGTCCGAATTCTAACTGCAGAATTTGATCTTGATCAGTGAATACGTTTTCTACAGTAGCATTAAACTGTGTTCTATTATCTACAACGGCAGTTACTGGCGTTTCTTCTGGATCGACACCTTCTGCAGAGGAGCCAAATGTTCCATATGAATTGTTGCCGTTTGTAGCACGAATTCTTCCGCCTGCTTCTGCTAGGTAACCCACATGCGAATAATAAGTGAATACAGATACTAGCTCCGCTCTACCGTTGTTTGTGATCCATGCTCCGATGCCGTCTGATATTACCTGTGTGAAGTCGTTGGAAACAATGGAATCGTTGCCGCCATTATGCAGAGAACCATCAATCTTTTGACCCACAGCAGCAAATCCAAATGTAGATACGTTCTGAACATAAGGAGAACGAGCTGTAATATGCACTCTAGTATCGTCCGGACCAAAGCCTGGATCAAGCGATGCATAAGCACCTGCAGTAGGTCTGCTAGTTCCAAATTCATTGGCTGGTTTAAGATCACCTTTCAACCCGTCCAGCGACATCAGTCTAAGTCCAGTACCGTTTCTAAGATAGAAGAAGTCTTCTTCCTGAGAACCTATTACTGAATTGTAGTAGTATCTGCCTGCTAGTTTAGATTTATAAAAACCAGGTCTATATATTGTAACGCCTTCTGTGTATTTTCTTTCCCACTGTTTTGGCTGTACAAGATCCCATTCAATAGCATTAATGTATTCTCTAAGATCTCTTGCACATATCTCTTCGTCGTACTCGAAATCAGCGCTGACATTTAAAATAAACGAATATTGTCTATCAAGATATCTCGCAGTTTGAATAGCAATTCCGTCTTCGTTTTCCAGTAAGCTGCGCTGTGCCTTTTGAAGATTTTCATCTGCCCAGGTCGCTATAGGATATTCTACATCTCCAAGAACAATTAAGTTAAGAGTATTAGCTACATCTCTTGGTATGTCGAGTAAAGTTTCTGCTTTAGTGGCTTCTGCAGAAGTTGCAGGCGTTCCTGAGAAGTCTTGTGATACTGCAACTTGTAATTCTGTTACATCTGTTTCTACAATTATTTCTTGAATGATTGTTTTTATATAATCAAGAGCATCTACTAATGCAGTTTGTTCTGTAGAACCGTCTGTTAGATTACCTTCTTCTGTGTAAATTCTTGCAATTTGTCTAGTAGCACTGTTGCCGCCATACATTATATCATATCTTATTGCATCAATAAAATACCCTAGTTCTTCGCTTCTTTGAGCATCGTCGTAAGTTAGTGCTGCATAATTTTGATCAATATATGCAATAAATTCTGCTTGCAAGAAGCTTCGATTATTTGTTAGCTGATCCACAGCATTCTGTTGGTCGGTTGTAGAAAGGTCACCTGGAGGTATACTGAGTGAGTCAGCACTCGCATCTCCGTTTTCTACAATATCTAACACTTCGTTGAATATTGCATTAACTCTTGATAATGCATTTACATCTAGTTTTACAGCTCTTATATCAGTTGCTAATATCTTACTAAAGCCAATACCGTCTAGTGTTTCTGATAGCTGAGTTGCTACGTCTGTACCTGCTGTTCCTCTTCTTACAGCTAATCCTCTAGTAACAGCATTGTAGTTTGTGTTAAGAACAGCATCCCAACTCGAACCTTCTATAATTAATTGTGTTTCTCTTCTAAAAGATTTTTTATTATAGTCGAAGGCAGATTGCTGGGGAGTGAGTTCTTCTTCAGTGCCGCCTATAACAGTAGATATTGTAAACGTGTTTTCATCTATAATATCTTTTACAAAATAATTCGCACCGTCTTGCAGACCAAAGTCAAAAAGCGTAGATATAGAAGTATTTCTACGAACACTAAATTTAATAGGCATGTTTGCTGTAAGCCAACTTGTGTCTGCTATAACTATTGTATTCGTTCCGACTTCTGATACTGCTACATCAAAAAACCATTCATCAACATATGCTTTTGCTTCTTGAACTATAAATTCTTTATTCAATTCTAGCTGACGCACTGCGTTGTAATTTTCAACAAAATCGACACTACTAACGTTTCCTTCTGAGGATGCGGACCAAATTATATCGTTTACGTATTCCCACGTAGCATTAACAGTGATTATTGCATCTACTACTCCGTTTACGTTGTTCTTTATTAAGCGGCGGGCATATTCGTTCGCTGCTAGTGTAGCATCTTTCTGCTCCCCTAACACTTTTTTAGATTCTGCTCTAAGATACGAATATGCTGCTAAAATACCGGCATAATTAGTATCTAGCATCCAATCGTATCTAGAAGCTTCAGCAATTAATTCAAGATCGCGTGAACACTTAGCATGATTATATACAAAACCTGAATATTCGTTTGATACAAACTGTATGGCATCTACTACAATAGTATCTGCATTTGTATCAATAGTGCTCTTGGCAGTCTGAAATTCTGCATCTGCCCAAGTAGTGTCAGGGAATGATATACTCGGAACACCTGTCAGACTTTCGGCTGTTAGTGCATCCTGTATGATGTCAATATTAAGTTCAATCTGTCCGGCTTCGGTTGCAGTAGCCGGAGAACCTAGTGTGGTCTGTATTTCTGTATTTCCTGACTGTTCGGCGACGTCCTGTTCCTGAATTACTTCTTTTGTTATATCGCTAAGGTGTTGGTAAGCATCGACTATGTTTGCAATTTCTCCGTTCCAAACAGTTGTATCTTGAAAGAAGTAAGATTGTAGTAATTTTGTAGCTGCCTGTGTGCCTTGATAAAGAACATCATAGCTGAGAGTTTGTAGTAGATACTCTAGCTCTCTTCTATAAAGATCTGCATCATATTCAAATTCGAACCATTTACTTGCTGGATCTGGGCTGTTGACCGTGTTTAACTGAATTTGATTATCAATGTATGCAATTGTATCGGCTATTATAAAATCAATGTTTGCTTGAATAAGATTCTTTGCATCTACCCTATCTTGATCAACGCCTGTAGGAGTAGGGTACAAAAGAGTAGGTCTAGAATCTCTACCTTTTCTAATAATATCAACTATATTGTTAAAAGAATCGATTGCACGAGTAGTTGCTGTTGTAGAACTAACAAGACCTGCAACTTCGTCGCGCATAAATCTTATTGCACCGACAATAGCAGCTTGATCTGTTTTAAGTATCTCTCTATTATACGCTTTGTCATATACTAACCCGTTTGCAAAACCGTTATAGTTTGTACCTAGTGCTACATCAAACGCAATGTCTTCTAGAATATTTGCAAAGTCGTCTCTATACTTTGCACTGTCAAAAGTAAATGTACCAAAGTTTTCATTTATAAAATCAATTGTTTTTTCTTGTATCTCAGGCAGTGCTGCTACTAGAGCATCACTAGCTGCAACTTCTGCGTCAGGTGATTCTACAGTTGAAGGGTATGTAATTGCAACAGTGCCAGAACCAGTATCTATAATGGCAATTATATCATTCATTAGTTCAGCTATAACGTCCGAAACTGTCTGAGTACCGCCTGTTCCAGAAATTTGATCTACGTCAGTTTGAAACACTGGTGTGACTGTTATGTTTCTACCTACAGTCTGTACAAGTGCTTTAAGGTAAGTCAGCGCATCTAGTGTAGCCTGTTTATCATTTGATCCTATGCCAAAATCTACGCCGTCAAAATAAGCTTCACCTCCATTTACACTCTGCCAATTGCCACCGTAGGTAAGATCATATGCTACAGAATCAATTACAAATCCTATATCTTTTTTGGCTTTTGTTCTGCTGTATCTTATACTTGGATATTCTTCTGCGAGATAGGCAATTACTTCTGCTTGTATAAACTCTTTGTTGTGAAGGTTGAGGTCTCTACTGTATCCAAAGTTAGGATCATCAAGATCATATGCAGGAGTTAGTTTTGCATCAATTTTGTTTCCAAGTTCTACATCTATAGTTTTCTTTATATTTCTTGCCAGTCTTGCTGCTTCCGGCGCTACCTGGGGAGCTTCTGCATAAGGCCATGAATCGATCTGAGCAACTGTGTTTCCAGGAGTAGTTCTGAAGGGAACTCCTTCAACTACATCTCCGATTACATCTTCGATTCTTTCAATCGCAAGAGAGCTGTACTTAAAGTCACTCTTAGAAGTCAATGTGCTGTTAGATTCTTTTCTTGGCTGAACGTTTGTAGAACGTAGCTCGTCGCCTAATATACAGCATTCTGCTGGCACTATAATCGGCAATACCTCTCTATACTGTCCAGTAGATACTTTAATAAGTGTCTTTCTAATCGATCTAGCAGGAACTGCTTCGTCGGTACCGGCTGTAACTGCGTCTGTTACTATTTTTCCTAGACTTTCGATTGTCTCAAATATCGTTGCCATCTTTTAGTATCCTCCTATACCGCCGCCGGTGAATCCTGATGATCCTGTACTGCTGCCCGAAGCAATCCCGCCTGTGGTACTGCCTGTAATTGTGCTGTCGTAATCAACATTATCTTGTCTTCCATATTCTGGTATAAAATATTGTTCTACAATACGTGTAGAATTGTCGCCATTTAGAACCTGATACAATTCTTCAGGCTCTGTCTGTGCTAGAACATTCTGTATTAAAGTAAGTCCATAATTAATGCTAGCCACTGTTTCTTGTTTTTGGTTTTGATAGTCTGAATTTTCTGGAGCATTTACATATGCTAGAGCAGCTTCACGGGAGCGAACATTACCGCCGTGCTGCAAATCCCATATAAAGGCATCAACTAGAAAGCCCATGTCTCTTTCACATTTTACAGTGTCGTAGTCAAAGCTTGATGTAAAAGGAGCAATAACATTATCAATTTGATATTCAGTCCATTCTACAATTTCTCTCTGAATAAAACGTCTATTAAGTCGCAGCAACTCTGCTGCCTTTGGTTCTTTTGTACCCTGCTCTACCTGTTGAGCAGCATATCTAATTGATTTCCAAGGTCTATCTATATTTTTTCCGTATATAGGAGCCGGCTCGTCCTTGCCGGATTCTGCAACGTAATATACATCTGCCGAGTCGCCTATGAATGCCCATTCTGGTATTCCTTCTGCAGAAACAGAAAGAATCTGGCCATTCTCACCTATAGGCAGTCTCTGAGGACCACCAGTGGAGAAATATACCAAATCGCCTACTTCAGTAAGAACACTCTGTTCTGTGCCTACTGCTATGATATTCCAATATGTGCCATCATCAAAGTCAGGTCTAGAGCTAGCAGCGCCGGAGCTTTCTGAAGAAAAATCGTCGCCTTCTGATATGTGATTTTGAACAGCAACATAGGAGTTGTCGCCAAATCGCACTACATCGCCTTCAAAATATTCTTGATCATCGAGCCAAGCGCCACGCCAGTTCAGTCCAGTGTTTAGTCTTTCCCAAAACTCTGCGTTAGGCGGCTGTTGGTTTTCGCTGTCTTTTATTGCTCTGTAGTTGTATCCGCCTAGTCTTACTACATCGCCTACCTGGTATCCTGTGAGAGAAGAATCTTCATTCCAGTCTCCTCTGAATCTTAGACCTTCACTGAATAGGCTCCAGTTTTCTGTCGATGTAGATGGTATTGCATTAGAATTATCTAACAGTGCTATAAACTGGTTACCGCCATAATTTACAACGTCGCCTGGCTGATAATTTTTGAAAGGAGACCATTCTGCTTCGTACTGAAAGCCTTCTACAAACTTGGTCCATTTTTCAGAATCTGCTCCGAAATCTTCCTGTGATGCATGGGGTGTGTTTGCTATCCAAAGACTAGCACCAAATTTTACAACATCATTCAGTTTGTATCGTATGGGATAATCCCAGTCTCCCTTGAAATCAAATCCCTGGTTAAACGGAGTCCATTTTTCAATGTCTTCTTCTAAGCCCAGTTCCTCTGTAGGAGCAGATATGTGAGGCGTATTGACTACATAGGTAGAACCACCATATTTTACAAAATCATTAATTTTGTAATCAAAAGAAGTTTGCCAGTCACCTTTCCATTCAAGGCCTTCAGCATATATTTCCCACTTATCCAGATCTGCTTCTAGTCCCGTAGAAGAATCCTCTGCAGAAATATGTCCTTCTTTTGCAATGTAGAGTCTTGCGCCGTACTTGACAATGTTTTCTACTTGATATTCTTGTTGTGGTTGCCAGTTGCCTAGCCAGGTTTGGCCGTCAGCTACTATGTTCCATTTAGCAGGAATAGCAGTAAGATCGATATTGAAATCTTCTGCGCTTGTGTGTCCTATAACACAGATGTACACTTTACCGTTAAAGGAAACTACATCATCTTTGTAATAAACAGTACCAGCTATCCATTCGTTTTTCCAAACAAATCTAAGCCTACCTAGTTTAAATTCAGCCATTAAATAACTCCGCTAGTTTATTTATCATACACATCTTATTGCATCGTATCGCTGGCATCATTTCTAAAAAATAAATTCTGTCCTACGATAGTTCCCTGTATCTGTGTTCTGTTACCATTCGGATCCTCTCCGCTAAAATCAACATCTCTTGGGAATCTTAGATATTCTCCTGAAGATGTTTCAATCACATTGTCAGATCCTCCTATTCTAGTTCTACCTGCTGTAATCTGGTTGGTTTCAAGATTTTCACCACCAACGGACAGCCTGTCTGCTAGGAATGTTGCAATTGCTCGTTGAGTGGGCACAATGTTGTTAGAATCAGCTGAGAACGTAGGATCAGTTGAGAATTCATTAATTACCGAGCCCGAACCACCTAATCTAATGCCGCCTAGAGCAAGTTCAGAGAGTCCGTCAAGGTCAAAGAATTCTGCTGATATAGTAACAATACCAGTTGCCTGATCTACTCCGAACAATTCACCTACCCTAAAGTTGCCGTCTTGATCAGTAGATGTGTAAAATACTCTACCGCCGTTTAGCTCGGAAACTTCATTTTCTGGTGCTGCTCGGAAGAAATTGCCGCCTGCATATATTGCAGGATAATTTGTTTCTTCAAAGTTACCAGTTCCGATGTCAAGAAAATCGTGACTGGATATTCTGCACTGACTGTACCTAGATTGTAATCTTGCTATAGTGCCATGTGCAAGGTTAAATTCATTTTCTAGTCCTGGCGTAATTGTAAATCTTACAAGGCGTGTTCCTCTACGAGTACCGTCGTCGCCTAGATCCTCGATTTCTACACCAACAAATAGCGCAAGGTCCTCAGGATCAGGTGTATCAGGATCTAATATGCCATTAATAATAATCTGCACACCCGGTCCAGGCACTACATTAACTCCGGAAACTGTAATTATGTTATCTTCAGGTATAATGTCTGCAAAGCCGTTACCAGTAATAGTAATGTTAGAGCTTGAACTTCTATAACCTGCGCCTCTATCAATAAAGTCTGGCTGAGGAAGAACGCCGCTGCTCTGTCTTACATCAATTTCAACTTCGGTGACAAAATTAGGATCAGTAACAGTAATTTCACAAGGACTATTGGTAGTATAAGCTGCACCCGGATCCCATATTTTAACAACGGTGAATATACCAGTAAAAACATCTGCTCTAAATTTAGCCTGTCTTCCGGCATTCACATTTACAATAGCATCAGTAGTAATACCGTCTGCTAGTAATACCCATTTTCCTGTTGCTCCTATAGAAGCATAACCTGCTGAGGACCATCTTTTTGATACCACAAGATCTCTTTCCTGCCAACTAATACCATATTCTGTAGTATACGC